CATACCAAATAAAAATGTTGGAGTATCTTTATTCATCATTGACCTTTTCATATGTCATTTCAAAAATATCTCTACGACAAGGATAGATTTCTTCTTTCACCCCTTTGATAATATAATCTCCCGATTGAGCTATCATTCGTCCTTCAAGAGTTTCAATGAACAAAGTTCCACCCACATTTGGAACAACTTTCTCTTCAACAACGGCATCAACAAACCATTCTGGAAAAGAAATTGCTGCCATTTCGTAATACCAAATAAAGGCATCAATTTCAACTGGTTTCTTGCGATATTTCATTTTGTGATTCTCTTTAATCTTTCTTCAAAAGTTAAATCTTCATCAAGACTTAATTTAGTTAAGTCGTATTTTGTATTTTCTTGGATTCTATCGAATATTGGTTCTTGTGGTTCTTGTTTTCTTTTTAGAATACACCAAATATCAGAACCATAAATTGGATCATCAATCCAAAGATCATATAACTGTCGTAGTTCTTTTACTTCGATTTCTTCATCATCAGAACATCCCCAAGCGAATAAATCATTACAGTTTACGAACAATCCAGTTGTTTTCTTTGCTTCTTCGCACCAATCATCTTCCCACCAATGATTGTTTACAAATATTACCCCATTGATCAATAAATGAGCAAGACCAAATTCTTCTTCGAAGTTTAATTCTTTTTCTGGTTTGTTTGGATATGTTTGAGAACCGTCTTCATTTTTATATTTTCCCCAATCCAGTTCCCAGAAAATGCGTTTTGGGTCAATTTCATATTTTAAATCTGGATTGTATTTCATTTTACAAAATCTCTGGATTGTTTGGAGTATCCAAAATCAAACTAGCAATTATTTCTTTTCTAACTTGAGTTTCAAGCACCCTAGCAAACGTATATACATAAGGATTCAAATCCATCGAACCATCAGGTTGTTCTTTGAGTTTGAATCCTTGTTCCAACGCAATTTGTTTAATAGTTGATCTGTCAATCATTTACTTTCTCCACAAATTCAATATCAGTTTTCTTGTATCTAAGATGGGCGTGTCTTGCCAAACTATCATCCATTCGTTGTAGTAATACAGTTTTTTCTGTTACTTCAATAATTTTTTGTTCTGTTAAACAACTTGCTCCTTGTAGTTTAACAAACCATTTGTCACCAACCTTCAATTCTGGAGGAACAATAAAAGTTGTTGGAATATATGCAGATTTTAACTCTGTCAGTTGGTTTGGAATACCTGCAAAAGTATGATCTGTAATGGGAGTTCCATTCCAAGGAGCAGTCATTGAATCTGGTAAAGGTTTAATATATGTCATTTGTTCATTGTCTTTAGATTTTAAATATTCTTGAAATTCTTTTTCCATTCCTTCCGAATAATAGACTGGATACCACTCTCCCCCATTCTCCATTTGTTCCCAATCATCTTCAAAATTTCTTCTATATAGACTACCATCATCATCTTCGATGATATGAGATTGTATTGGTTGTATTTTTTTAAATTCCATAATTCTTTTTCATCCTTTAGCAATAACTGCAACCATCAATATTAAAACAATATTCCTTTCAGGATACGTGTCAGTCTCTTTTCAACCGCTCCCATTTTAATGTTAATTTGATCGCATTTTACATCAATAAAAGATACCAATGCTTTATGCTGAATCTCCATTTCTTGGAAATGATTATCAAATTTTGTATCGCTGGAGTCTTCTTCACTCATCTGACACCCCACAAATCTCATCTGATCGCAAATATTCTTGAAACAACCGTTCCATTTCAACCAATTCGTCTGATGGATATAACTGACTCCAACTTTCAGAACCATCGTACTTTTCCCAATACTTAAAGGAATCTTTTCTGTATCTTTCGCCTTCTTCGGTTTCGATCTCAAAGAAAGTTCGCATTTCTACATTTTTAATTTTCATCTTTACACTCCTTCTTCCAAACAATTTGTTCCTTATCATTAACTTTTACTACACATTGTTGTAGTCCAGATTTTGCCATATCAGCAGCAATGATACTTTCTTTCACAGAAGAAGATATACCACCCAAGGCAATACCGCCAAACATACACACAAAGAAAACCGCTAATACTTTAGCACTAGATTCCATTATTCTCCCTCTCTACAGAACAAAACCACAATACTATTATACCTGATCTACAGAAAAAGTCAAGCGTCTTCTCACTTGTCAGAGTACCTATGCCCGCAATCATAGAATCGAAACTCCAAGAAATAACCCAGCAAACCTATCCAAAGTAGGATTCCAGCGTGACTTCTTCTTGTGGAAACATCAAGATGGAAATCAATGATAGTTCTTGGATGTTTGTGTAGAGTGATAGACCAATATTTGTTTTTGTTGACTTTGCCGTATCTACTAAAAACAACATCAGATAGGTCATCAGCAAATGGATTGGTGATTGAAAAATTAATGTTTATCATTTCGGGTTTCTATTTCTTTTATGGCATCCTTGAGTGTTTCTGAAAAATTCATTGCAGTCTGCTTTGTAAGAATGGTAGTAGTTTGTAGAGAAATGTATCCATTCCACCAAATTTCTTTGGTTAGTTTAATTCGTTGATGTAATCCATTGATTAGCGATTGAACGGAATTTACAATGTGATATAAAAACGGGTTGTCAATCTTATGAGTTTCCCATTTAGCCAAGGTTTTCCAAAAGTGAGTTTTTGCAGTGGTATGAAAATATACTACGATTTCTCCATACTCGTCGGCTTCTATTTCAAGATTAATCTTGTCGTCTGGATTGGTGCAAGAACAATTTATTGAATAGAACTTGGCATCCTTAAAATCTTGAGTTAGCATTATACCTTCTGCTGGTTTTTGATATTCTATCATTCTACTCCCCATTCTTCTACTACATAAAGATCGTTTAATAGATGGCGCTCATAGACTACTTTTGGATCAGGACCACCAAAATTTGTAGAATAGAAATCGTAATAATCTTTAAACTTCGTTATAATTTTCATCTTCGGTAATTTCTATATCAGAAGCACCAATATCCCAACCATCCACCTTAATCCAATCTTCGGTTTTGTAGGTGTTTGGGATAGTGTGATAGACAATCATCTTCTCTCCAGATAAACCATAAGTATCAGAACACTCCGAAACTTGGAAACCAATGGATACATTATACTTTTCTAATAACGCTTTGAATTCTTGCTGAAAAGTTTCTTTGTTGTTCATTTTATACCTCAATTTCGTTTACATACGAAACGTCAATAAAATATCTTGAAGATTCAAGACACAATTTTTCTGCCTTTTCTTTATCAGAAAAGACACCTTGAACGGAAGCACCCATTCCACGATCTTCTTCCAGAACAACATACAAAACATCAGGTTCTTTTACAATTTTCATTTCAGTCTCCATTTTTCCAACCACAAGACTATTTTACTACAATCCACAGAAAAGTCAAGCGTTGAGAGGATGATAGGAAAAATGTCTTCCTAAGTTGTGTTCTTGCAAGAATTCTTCTACCTTAAAAGATCCATATAACGTAATGGTAGTTAAAACAAAAAACAGTTGCATTAAGCGAGATAATTCGTAAGGCGTTATATCTTGTTTTGGTTCGTATACAATCCGAAAATTTTTTGTATAGATATTCAAATCACTGATAGGAAAATCAGCGGCAGATAGTCTAGCACCATCATATTTTTCTTTTACTGTTTCAATCATTGTATGTGATACCTGTCAATAAGTTTATGATAAAAGTCCAATAAAGGACCACAAAGTTCTAACGGAGTTTCTTGGTAATGTTCTTGAAGTAATTCGTGAACATCTGTTATGATTAGTTCAGCAAACTTTTCTTCATTGAATTCTGGATGAATACCTCCCCAACCATCATCAACAATAACAGTTGCTTTTTGTTTCAATTCTTCGAATATATCAATCATAATCTATATTACTTAGTATTCGAAGTGTAATTCATTTTAAACAAAATAGAAAACAAAAAACTAATTCCCCACATTTGCAACCAACCAACTTCTTTCAAAATAGTTACCGCAGGAACCAAACAAGAATTCCAAAGTATCATTATAGGATAAGAAAGCAGAAAACTAAAAAATATAGCAACAACAAAAATTCCAATTATATTTCCAATACTAAGTATCATATATTTACCTAATTTAATTATAATCAACGTTCCAATGAAATTTACCCAAAATAAAACAAAATCGTGGAGAATCGTACCAGAAAAATTCACAAGCAAAAAATGGTTTGCCTTTCCAAGTATTCCATCCGAAATAATGACTACCATCTTTCATAAGATAAAACATATCTTTCAATGAAATATTATCAGGATTAAGCATCAGTCTTGTCCATTACTCAATTCCAAAAGTATCTTTCAATAGGTGGCAATCATCCAACTTTCCTCTAATCATACCTTGATAGTATGGATTGTTTGGATCTTCCTCATCAAATACGTCTTCTTCGCTTTTTAAGATCAGATCAACACATTCATTGACAATCAATTCTGCAAACTTTTCTAAATCTTCAGAAGTTCCAGCCCAAGCATTTGGAATATGAGTATCATAATCTAAATTTGCTTTCAAAGCAAGTTTTTTAATTCTTTCGTTCATTCTTTAACCTCAATTGCCCAATGTACTACTTTCCAATCGCCTAAACAATCTTCAAAAGTATAATTCTCGTCTACGTGGGCTTTTCCAAATTTAGCACACATCTTTTCATACCAAAACGGAAAATAATCTCTACGAATATCTTCTTCAGATAAGACCTCTACGATATTATTATCGTTTTCGTCGGGATATTGAATTTGAAAATATCTCATTATCTATTGGCAATTTGATTGCGAATATTGTTCTCAAGAGTGAACATCTGATGCTGGAACATAGAGTTCATTGCCTTAACAAGACACGTTCCAATACCTTCTTGGACAGTATTATGAATGATTTCATTCACTTCCGTTTCGTGTTCATGGATATATTGCTTGATGATTTCATCAACATTTGGTTGAAGCAATTCCTTGATCATTTGATGGATCAACGGCGGTGTGATTTGTTTATTGTTACTATAATGTCCGGTGATGGTAACTTTCTCAGTGAAGAAAACTTCTTCTAGTCCACGATCAATTATCTTCTTTAGGTCATCGTCTGAAAGAAGATCACCTATAGACTCACGAATCCGAGTCTTTAATTTTTCTTCAAAAGTTTCATTAGTTTGAATTTCATTGCTCATTGTCATTCATCTTCCTCATAATTATCATCATATTCAAAAATGTACTTTTTATCTACATATATGTAGAGGTCTCGCGTACTATTAATAGTACAAATTGAGGTCTCGCGTACTATTAATAGTACAAATTGTAAACCAACGACACCAACTCATTTCTCAAACCACCGTATTTTTGAATTGGTTTTTTCGTATTCTTCTACGATTTGGTCAAGAGTCCATACTTCAGTCGTCTCAAACGTATCTAACCATTCTGAAAAAGTATACCAATCTTCTCCTCGCATAACTGGTAATCTTAATTCTTCACCATAGGGATAATCAGTGCCTCTAATATCAATTCTACCACCAAACCAATACACTTTTATCTTTTCGTAAGTATATTCATCACCTTTTTTTAAGTGTGGGAATACAATAGAATCGTGTTCAAGAATTTCAGTAACAGTTTCTGTGAATCCATTATTTCTGAACCAATCCATAGAAACTGGACCCATCATATTTGTACTATAAGTTATCATTCAATACCAAAAGTTTCTTTGATGTCATCACGAATAGATTTCAGAGCATCATAGGTCCATTCACACGCCATTTCTCCTGCTGCACTATTGCCGCAAGGTATTCTATAGGTTTCAATCTTATCTATACATTCCTGAATGACAAGGTTGGTGAATTTTTCTAATTCTGAATCATACTGTGTGCTCCAATCAATAACGGCATCTTGCGGTTTCCATTCCTCGTCCCGCCAGAAAATGAAACCTGCCTTTTCTGCTAATTCTCTAGCTTTAGGATTCATTTTACCACCTTTTAATGAATTACTTTAGATTCAACATTGGGATAGAACTTGATCCCATAGTTGTTTGAGGTAGTTTGCCATCCCATCCCCTTGCAATTTCATATTGAACTAATTGAGGACTAGTATTCAACGCTTTAGATTTAGCTTCGATAGCAGTTGCTTCAGCCTCGCCCTTAATTCGTACAGATTCTGCCTCTGCCCTTGCTACTGCTAGTTTAGATTCTGCTTCACCCTTTGCTTCTTCAATTTTCTTTTGTGCTTCCGCTTTCGCAGTTTGAATTTCGTTTTCTCTCAATAGTGCCTTTTGAGTTGCTTCTACCTTAGCGTTAATAGCAGCCCTAACAGAATCAGGCAATCTCAATTCACCAATCCAGTAAATTTGAGAGATAGTGAACAATTCCTTATTTTGTTCTCGTACAATATTTTCAACTTCCTTCATCAATTCTGCCTTGCCTTCGCCATATACATATTCAATCGATTTTGTCGAAGCAACAGAAACCAGAGCATCTCTTACTTGATTTCTAATGAAAGTATCTGTAATTTCGTCAATGCCTCTTCGATAGGTTTGAAAGATATTAGCAACCTTATCAGGAAGAACAGCATAAGAAATACCAATATCAGCATTGACCGTTAATCCTTCCTTTGTTTGGAAAGAAAACGATTCCTTTTCGTTCCAAGTATAATTTTGTAGATATGTAGGGAACTTATAAAGTTCTTCGCCAAATCCAATGTAATATCTACCAACTGGTAATACTTGTTCGCTTACACCTTTATCCGTTCCATAAAGATCAATCTTTACACCAACCGATCCAGCAGGAACTGAGGAGCAGTTCGACAGAAGAAGAATACCAATAACAACAAAAACGCCAATAACAAACTTAATCATTTTTCACCTTTTTCTTTAAAATAAACCCAAGCAACAAAAACAACGTGTCCTACAACAAGGAGAAACGCCCAAGTCATACCTAAAACAACATTAATAGTATTAGCAGAAGAAATCAAATCTGGTAGAGTGATTCTAAAAGAGAAAAAATCCACCAACAAAATCAAAATACTAATGCCAAACCAACGCACAAACTTTTCAAAATTCATCTTATTTCTCCTTTATCAAAAATTTGTTTGAGATCGCCTTAAAGGAAATGCTAGGGTTTTGAATACATTTAAATACCAATCCTTCTCGTTCAGTAATACTATTCAATTCAGATTTACCTTCGGCATATTTCAACAAGGACTCAATAGAATCAGATATGCCAACTTGTTCAAGAACTGGAACGTGTTTTAATTCTAACGACTCACACAAATGCAATCTCTCAATAGAATTATAGTATTCTTGCTTATCAATATCATAGACATCAAAAACATAGAAATCCTGCCCAGAAATCTTGTATGGATTGCCTTGAATTGAAGTTCCAATAACTTCTCCTTGAATAGCAATATTCTTTCCAAGTAACTTCAATTTAGATTCCAAATCATACTTCTGACACATTTTCCAGAAAGTGTTATCATCATTTGGTTTCAGATCCAAATTTCTTGAGCAGACACCGAAATCTCCATCATTATAATAGATGGTACAAGACGATCCGTCCAGCTTTTCTGAAACTTCAAAATCATATTCTTTGAAAGATTCAAATTCGTCAACTAGATTTTGAATCCGAGGTTGATCGGTCTTACGAATGAAAGACGGAAACAATCCTTTTATTTCACCAGCAAGACAAGCAGGAATGGGCGGTTCGTATTTAATGATTCCTAACAGTTCTGATACATCTTCACCAGAGTAAAGATCGTCTACAGAGCAAACATCGTCCCAAGTTTCAGGAATGGTCGAAAGTGGAAGAATAAGTCCTTGGGATAGAGTACCTCTCAAGCGAACGGTACGCAATCTTTCTCCCTTGATTCCCTCGTATTCTCTTGGTTCATTACCTTTTGATAAGAAGGGAGCAATCTCAGTAGGAATAAAACTATCTATCTCGCAATAGATAACAAGATCACCGACTGCATATTTACCCACAGAATCTACAACATTCCAACCTTGGATTTTATAAGAACAAATCCTATCAGCACCCTCAATAGGAACAACGTCAAGAACTTTTTGAATCGAAGCAAGTTTTCTCATTTTAGTCTCCACTTTTTTAACTACAAGACTATTGTAACTGAAGTTTAGAAAAAAGTCAAGCGGTCATATTGCTGAATCTCAGCGCCTTCTGCCCAAGCGTGGATAGGGTCTGCATGTTTGGGTATTGTCATTATTCTCTCTCAATTCTAATTTTCTTTCTTAACTCTAATGAAAAATTATACCCAGATTTTGGCGAGAAATCCTTTTCAAACATTTCCCCAAGTTTTCTCATAGCATCTAAAGCAAGTTCTTCTGATTCAAAATCGTCTAGGATAAACCTATAGCGTTCGTTATTTCGCAACAACACATTATATGGATCAACCTCAAAATAATATTCAGTATGAATTTTCATTATTCCACTTCCCATTCTTTAATAATAAATTGACCAGAATCATTTTTCTTTTCTTCTGGTAATTCATCGATATACTTTTGGGCTTTTTCTCTCGAATCAAAGACTCTATCATAAAAATCTTCAACAGAAAAATCTACATATACTACAACATATACTACAACATAAACTTTCATGTTGTTCTCCAGTGGAATTGCTTTGATAGGTTTATTATACATGGAGTCAAATTTAATACAAGAACTTCTTATAACCTGCAATAACAATCTCGGTCATCTGAGCGGGTGAGATTTTATCCTTCTTGATCAGATCGTATGCTGCATTTTGTACATCTGTCATCGAAGATGCTTTGGACAGAAGGCGCTCAAACTTTTGGTCAAACTCGGGTTTTGAGTAACGATTAGACATTTTATTTCTCCTCTCCGCTCCAATCATCAGGAACTAGTGCTTCTACGAGATCATAACCGCGACTCTTCCAGTATTTGAGGGTGTCTTCGGAACAATCCATTGTTTCAAAGGTTGTTCCGAAGACATACTGACCGCATTCACCTTCGCCAACAACGAACCATCCAACTTGTTTTGTTCCAGTCATTTCAGTTCTCCAGTGGAATTGCTTTGATAGGTTTATTATACATGGACTAGGGCGAAAGTCTAAATTCTACGCTTCAACAACCCGAACAAAGTCCCAAGGAGAGCATCTTTCCTCACCTTCAGCAAATTCCTCTGCTTCTGATTCGGTTTCAAACTCTTTACGAACGACGACCATTTCTTCGTAGTCATTGGTGCCACACTCAACTACCCAATTTGTCATTTCAGTTCTCCAGTTGATTTCTAACTATGGGACTATTTTACTACAATCTACAAAAAAGTCAAACGTCAATGATCAAAATCTACGCTATCAAAACACTGTCTGATTTCACTAGCAGCATCACAAACACCAGAAACATATCCTTTCCAGTAATGATCTTCCATCATTTCCTCGTCTTCCAAAACACCATCACATCTACCTCTCACTGCTTGATAACATTCCTCAATAATCAATTCAGCAAATGTTTCAAGCACTCTTTCTTTAGATTCTATCCTTCCTAAAACCATATAGTCCACAAATCCCGCTTGTTCGGCTAATTCTTTGATTCTATCGTTCATTTTTCAATACAAAAATGCTGTATAATCTCATCATCTGTTAGTTCGACTGCTTCCATTTCTAAAAATAGAGAAACGTCGTTACCAATAAAGCGTTCTTGGCCAACTTCTGAATACTTTTTGGCGGAATAGAGCATACCTGCTCTAAACGCTTCTGCCACAATCAATTCAGCAATCTCAAAATATTCTTCTTCTGGAAGAATGCCAGTATCGTCACAAATCTTTTTTACAATATTAACGAGTTCGCTGTTCATAATTCAATTCCAAAATGTAGTTTTATTTCTTCGGCAAATCCACGACCAACGAGGTCAATCATCCCTTTTCCTGCTGTGGCATTACTACACACACCAGCACATTCCTCAATAATCAATTCAGCAAATCTTTTAAATTCCGGCATGTCCCAGTGACCAACACCGAACATATCAGGAAGATAACCTGCTTGTTTAGCAAGTTCTTTAATCTTTTCTTGATTCATCTTTTACTTCCCAACACCAATGTACAGCAATTTTTCGTTCATTTTTGAACCCTCGGAATATCCTCTATTTCGTTTTTTCTGTTAGTTCGTCGAACACCTCGGATGCAAGAAGATTTACTCTCCTGACAATGTCCTCGTAGGATTGCATATTCCCTTTTGGGAGACTGGTCCAGTTACGAATAACCCACAATGCGTGAAGGGCAGGATCTTTCGGTGGTTTGAACTCTGACATTTTGTACCTCGATTCCAACAGTTAAGTAGAAATATATTCTACTACAAAAAAAGAAAAAAGTCAAGGGGAACGGACACTAATCCATACTCCAATCCCAATGTACAACAATGAAATCATTTAAACAGTCCTCAAAACAGTAATGCGAATGTCTTCTTCGGATACGGTGGAAATCCATCCAGATTCACCATCAAATTCGTTGAAGGAATAGTATCTCATTAGGTATTCTAAGTCAATCCCATTCCAGTAGCATCATATAATTGAGCGTAAATGGGAGAAGCATATACATCATTCTGATTGAATACATTGAAGAATTCTTGTGCTTCTTCCATTGTATCAAAAAAGAATAAACCTCCATTAAGATATTCATCTTTATCAATTTTTGGTTTCAATGATTCCAAAACAGACTCCCCGATATATGAATCATTGCCATCAAAAGTTAATCCATTATTAATGTAAACAGCAGGTTTGCCCTTTTGAGCAACTGCTAGAGAATTGATAGAATTCCAATCAACGTATTCCGGTTTCATCTTTGTCTCCACGTTTTTCGAACCACAAGACTATTTTACTACAATTTCAGAAAAAGTCAAGTCAAAGAGAACTAACAAACTGACCAATATGGACTTCGTATTCCCTCGATTTCGGTATTTTGTTAAAATATTTTTGCGCTTCCTCAAGCGTCAAAAAATACTCTAACACCTGTTCAATTTTTTGACCACGCCAAAGTTTGTATACACAATATTCCATCTTTGTCTCCACGTTTTTTGAACCACAAGACTATTGTAACTGATCTTCAGAAAAAGTCAAGCGTTCCATATTACTTGAGCAGTTGCTTCGTGAGTTTTCTTTTTCTTGGTATCAAAGTAGACAACTTTTCTTAGAACAGCGGTATGCCCACAACCATCATCAAAATCTTCGTAATAGTATTCAACGACTTTATTTGGTGATCGAGCATAGAAAGGTAAACAGGGTTCAATAGTGTGTTCAATAACGGTATCTGCAAATTTTAGATTATTCATTATTTAAGTATCTATTTTCGTTGTATTGACGCAAATCATACAACAACTGATCAGAAAAAGGTTTTTCAAAAGGTTCTAGATAAGAAAGAACCTTTGAAACCTTATACCAAAGAATATGACGATCAAGCGATCCAATATGAGGAACCTTGGTTTCAAACGTCTCCCCATGCATATCAAGACTGCCATCCTCGCGTCGAGGGAAGATAGTGGTATTATATCCGTCTAAAAAACATCCCCCATTGGCAACCCATAAACAAACGTGTGTTTCTTTATGAACTATATTATAAGGTTTTCCTTGTTCACCGTAGAAATTACCATGACGCCAATCTTCTGGATGATCTAACATCTTCCAGATTTCATAACACACTGGCGATAGAATTTTCTCAATCATTTTTAAACTCCTTCAATTCTGCCCAAGAGAAGACAACATTGGCTATGTCTTTACGCTTAGATTCACCGAATACCAATTTTCTTATCTTTCCGAGAAAAGTGTTATTTCTCACGTAGGTTACGATCAAAGATGATGTTATTTCTTCCATATCCTCTTCTGAAATATATCCCTTTTCGTGCAACATTAACGCCGTTCTGTGGGCTATGTTGGTGCAATGTTCCTGATACTCAAGTCCTGTGAGCGTCAATGTAATAAATTCATTGCTCATTTTTAATCACCATACAAATTATTAACATAACGCTTTACTTGATCCTCAACTCTATCTCCCCAGATATCATAATGGTTACGAAAGAAATCAATTAATGATGATTCAATGTTATCCTTAATAGGATTATCATATTCTTCTGATTCTTTATAAGTGAGCATTTTTATCACCAAGAGCTATTATAATAAACATCCATACCATCTTTAATCGCTTCCAATGCTTCCTCGACGAATTTCAAATCTCTGTCACTGCCGTATTCTTCGCCGTAGTAATTGTAATCCCCACCGAAGAAAAACCCAAAAGTCCTAGTTAGAGTTTTATTCTTGATAGCTGTTCTGAGATTCTTCAAATCTTCTTCAGTTAGTTTAACAGTGTTACCATTGAAATCAGGGTCTTTACCACCTTTTGCGCGATAGAGTTCATCCATCCAACCGTGAAGATAATTGTTCTTACGCCAATACCAATCCTTTTCGACGTATTCTTCGTTTTCCGGAAGATAAAAATCAACCTCAACTCCTTCTGGAATCAGACCTTTCCCAACCTTGTAAGCATACATATCAAGACCCATTTTTTTCTCCTGTAAATTTCAACAACAAGACTATCATACCTGATCAGGCGAAAAAGTCAAGCGTAGATTTTATTTTCATCTTCCGGTAGGGATTCAAGGATTGATGGAATTTCTTCTATTGCTAATGGAGTAAGATTCCACAAATCCATTCCAACATTTAATTGTTGACGATTTCCTTTCCATTTACTGTGGAGGTGTCCAAATAGGTTTATCGATCCGTAATGTGATTTGTTCCATGCTCTTAATGGATAATGACACATAACATAGTGTTTACCATTAATCTTATGATCTAACAAATCAAATACCCTACCATCAAAACAATCAATAAAATCTTGATGCTTTGTTAAATGTACATCGTGATTTCCAGATACGAGACAAAGTTTACCATTAAGGCGTCCTAGGAAATCTACAGTTTCTTTAAGTTTTCCAAAAGAAACATCTCCAAGAATAAAAATTTCATCGTTCTTAGAAACTTTAGAATTCCAACGCTCAACAATGGTATCATTCATCAATTCTACTGAAGAAAATTGACGAGCATCAGGTTCATATTCTAATATTTTTTTATGAAACGCATGAATGTCGCTTGTAAAGAATATGCTCATAGTACCTCGAATAATTCTGAAATATCGTATTGAAATCTTTGCTTCATTTTTTCTATAGTTTCTTCTGGAACATTATGGATTGATCCAAAATTGTTCTGACAAAGAATTACAGTTGGAATGATATTATACTTCTTAGCAAGTTCAAAATAAGGTTTTAGTTCTTTCTTGGTTGTGAAGGTATTGGATACAACTACCATTTCACCTTCAGCTAACACTCTATCAGTTTGTTCTTGACACCACTTATGAGCTTGTCTAAGTTTTGAAGCATCAAAATTATAATTACCATCCGAATCTATAAAATACATATCTGCTTCAAAATGCTCAGAAAAAGGATATGCAAAACTCATATCGCCAGCAAGTGTACTTTTGGACGAACCTGGCAATCCTCGAATTAAAATCATTCTTTTAGTCAAGATAGTTCTCCAAAAAAGTACGAGTAAAGTTTAATCGAGATTGTTCATCCATTCCAGAAAATACTTCTCTGTTTTCCTTAATATGTTCAACTAAAGGATAGTATTCTTCATCAATCTTACTCAAGTCACCATTTAACAAAGAATCAATATTTTGCTTACGAGCAAACAATTTGTTAATCAAGTAATATGGAGATTTTAATTTAAACGATTCCCCATCTTTTGTGTATGCAACATAACCTTCATGTTTTACCTTCTTCACTCTTTCCTTTAATTCACCTAGAGTAGTATAAGTTGGAACAGGAATAGTCAATCCCAACATATTATATTCACGATCAAATTCAGAACTACAATACCAATCCAATCCATAGTCAACCATCTGGGAAATTGACGTAGAATGAGATATTTTATCATTATAACCATTATCTCTTTGACCCAAGAAATACACTCCTTCCTTTTCAGGAATAATATGAGGATCAGAAGAATGACAAATTTCAAACATAAAAGTAGTATTATGAATGAAATTCTTCTCAGGAATTACTTTTAATATCATTTCCCTTGCTAACTTAGCATAATCAGAATCCAAAGATCCAGTAGTTGCAACTACAACACCATCTTTATACTTTGATGCCGTTGCCATAAATCCATTATACTTCTTGATTGCTAAGACCTTTTCATCATCAGATAATACTGAAGAGTTCTTTTCTATTCCGTAATTATAGATTTTATCGAAAGGATGAACAATAATGTTGAAATCTTTATCTACTACCAGACCACGACACTTTTCAAGATAACGATTCCAAAGCCCATCAAAAAAGACTTTTCTTTTATATTTTAATACAAATAAATCAGTATGGGATTCAGATTTTTTCATCTGAACAAGATTAGAATTGTTTTCTACATATTCTTTGAGTTGTGACTGTAACATATTTACGCTCCTTAAACAGAAAGTAAATCATACTACAGTCTTGAGAAAAAGTCAAGTCCAGAGGGATCTACGCAGACGAATAAGTTTTATCAACATTTCTTCATCTTCTTGAAAATAATCCTCCTCGATTTTATTCATAAGATCATGAACCCTTCTGGTTTCTAATTTTTCTTCTTCGGTTTCTGGTGTACACATATAATCCCAAAGGCTATCGCCGCTATTGGTTTTTGTTTCGTAACGGGCGTTCCACCCAGAAACTTCATAAGGGTCGGGTCTATTAGGTCTGGTGAATTTCCACCAATGGTAGAGTTCAGAGATTTCTTGAGCTTTCAGAGATTGTTCAGTAGGTTGACCATATTCTGGATCATCTTTACTTAATCCCCAAGATTCGTCTTTGATAAGAGTAGTTTCCCAATCAAGATAATCTAGACCAGATTGAGCATTTCTCCAAGTTCTGCTCTTAAACCAACCTTTTGAATGCCAAGGCGCATTATATTTTACTGCAGAAGCTTCATCGCAAATGATATTTTTCCATGCAACTTCCACCTCGACAAAATTCACAAGCTCATCAAATAAACAATGAAGAATTCTTTCATCTAGTTCGTGCCATTCACCTTTTTTCAAATTGGACGTGAGTTGATGAGTTTTGGTTACAAATCTATTAACTAACCAATATTTCACAGAATAGAGTTTATCAATAGGATACATAATAAAGTCTTGAATCTTATCAAGAGCAGTTTCAGCAAGCCAATATCGAAATGGATGTTTCGTTTTAGCAGTTTGCTTCCAATCTCGCCATTCTTTAGAAGTTCCGCATTCTGGTTGAGGAGTACCTCTTACCCAATTAGCGAATTTCCCGTTTGACCAATATCTGTTTCTCATATTATTCCGGTTTCATATAAACAAAATTACATAACATCATACAAGACCTATCAATCTTGACAACGCAATTAGATTTCTCTATCGAGAGTATTTTACCTTTAAAAGAGTTATAACAAATAACTCTCATTCCTACTTTAAATTCCATTATTTCTTAGAATAATTTGAATATGGACTTAGAACAGAAAGCAGAAAGAACGCTGCGGCAATATTCTCAAAATCATATTCAATATTTAATTGAAATAATGTATTAATAGACCAAATAAATCCACAAGGTATAATTATAATATATACAGCAAGTAAAATACCAAAAACGCCAAGACCAAGTTTCATATCACACCATTATAAAAGAAAAGTATCACACTGACGACCTTTGGGTAAGTTTTTATGATGAGGGCAATTTTCTCTGTATATACAACCAGCAACAAGAGAAAATATCAATACAAAAAATAACGCTCTCATATATTACCAAGTAATAGAAACATAATCTTCACCTTGACGGATTAGATAATATTTGACATTAAATCCTTGATCCTTGATCACTTTCTCTACCTTTTGCCAATCCGAAGAATTACTTCTAGGTCCAAGCAACCAAATATAAGGACTATAACTTTCTTTGGTACATCTATAATTATCAATAATAAATTCTTTCTTACCATCTAATGCTGCATCTCTGATATCTTCAAAAACGTATCGGAGTTGCTCGTCAATATTATTAAAAATTGCTCGTTTTGTTAGTTCTTTCGCCTTTTCAGCTGTTATCATTATTCTTCCTCATATTTCGCCATAGGTTGAATTATTAGATAATTTTCAGTTAAGAAAAAATTACCATAAGGTTGCCAACCTTCTTTGATATACTTATTTACGTCATCTTGCAGTTCTGCATAATTTTCAACCATAATAATTTTATATTCAACAATTTTAGACATATTACCTCACGCAATCATAGGTCCATCATTAGTTTCTTCAATTTCTTCTTTACCTTCATTAACCAAAGTTCCACCAATTTCTTCTGTAATAATATAAATCTTATTACCATCTTTGATTATATTATTGATAGGATAATGATTAAAAGATGTATAAACCAATACTTCGTATTCTTTATTGTTATTGGAATCATTGAAAATATTTTTCAAATCTTGGGAATTTAGAATCATATCTTTTCCATTACCTTAGTTCTTAGATATTCTATCAAAGTATCTGATAACTCATCGATACTTTCGAGAGGCAAAGTAGTTTTCCACTTATCTTGAGTTGCTGAAGGATTCTTAGCAGAACTCAACGTAGAATAAAAGTTAATATCTACATAATCAGGAATTGACGAATCTTTTATTTCAAAATAAAGATTATAGTTATTACCAGTTCCATCAACAGTTGTGTTCAGTAAAGTATTTAATTCTTTATTCATTATCAGTTACCTTTCTATATTCAATACAAGTAACTTGATCAACATTATTATTGTCAAGTATCAAAGATTTAGTACAATTCCATTCAGATTTTATAATAATATAACTGTTATCGTTAATCAACAAAAAAGCAACAAAAAGAGAAATGAAAAAACAAGCAATCGTAATAACAATAGCCTTAGCCATATCCATACTTACCTCGATATAATCACAGCATTTGCTTTTTCAAAAGAAAGACCTTCTTTTCCATAGGAAATATCAAAGGCATCTCCATGTTTTCCATAATACCATTCATCGTAAACATTTAAATAAATTTCTTTTTCAGATACACCAATATCTTCAGTATATCCACCTTCATATCCATTAACAACAACTATCGCTTCAGGATCAAATCCTGATAATACTACAATCAACTCTTTTACATTCATACTTTTCTTCCTGCGTGTTGGATTTCAGAAGGCAATAATACTTGATAATTTCCTTTATTGTAGGCTAGTGCAACAGGATATTTCTTAGAAACTTCTTTCTTATATTCTTCGTTTGGTTTTGTAGCGATATGATCCGAAGTAACCGAAACAATATTTCGGTGGTCGGTCGCCCAGTTTGGAATATCAAGAGATTTCAGCTTTTTCTTTTCTTTTTTTACCTGTAAATGTTTAAAACCCTTGCCGTACAGGTAAAAAAGGTATTCTTCAGGAGTTAGTTTAGGTTCACCAATTCGCTTTTGGTTTTTATTGAATACCACCAGACTTTCTAGATCTTTTTTTGTCAATTTCATATTAAAAATCTCACAAAATTCAACTACAAAAGTATTATACCGTAAGAGCGGTACAAAGTAAAGTCATCGGCAACCTAAAAGTTTCTTGACTCTTGTATTGATATCATTATAGATTTGGCGCTGATCTTTTGTTAATGAAATTGAATCATCAAGCCAATCCAAATCCCTTTTAATTTGATATAATTCATCATATATTTGTTCTAGAGTAAATTGCGAAACTTTATCTATCAAATACTTTTCCATAATGAACCTACTTCTGTATACAGACAGATTTTTCTACCATATCAATCTTAGAGATTTCCGATATAGCAAATTGACATTTATTAAGAGAACTAAATTCTTGGAATAGAATTTGCTTTTGACCATACCCCAGAGATAATACTAGCATCAATACAAACATATCAACCTCTATGTTGTTTCAACAATCGTAAATTCAAAACGAAATTTTCTACTGTTAGCGTTGTTATAGCTGATAATAGAATCAATCTCTCATTATCCGTACCTTTTGTGGCGTTAAATTTCTCATAAATTTCGCTAGCCATTAATTTAAAAGCATCAGATTCAGATATAGACAAATCAGCAAAATCTATAGGATATTCGTTAGAAGATTCTTTGGCCAATTCTGCTATGATATCAACACAATCTATATCTCTCATCAGGAGAATTCCCAATCTTCTGGATAATCAACCTGATGAACAAATTGAAACTTTTGTTCATCAGACCAAGAAGTTAAATAGGAGTTTTCCTTATCAAACAACTCTAGATATTCTTCATCAGAAATTCTTCTGGAAGAGACAATAGTTTCCCCAAGATGTAATTGAGAAAACTCCTGCTGAACCTCTTCCATAGAAACAGTATCTAAAGCGTGTTCTTCATTCTTACATTCCACAACGTAGTTCATTCGAAACTGCGAAATAGCAGTCACAATATATTTTGGCATAATACAACTCCTAATATTCCAATCGCTTTCTCAAAATAACAGAATCCGCCTTAATTTCATAAACTAAAACATCTCCTAGATGTAAATCTAACTCTTCACAAATCTCTTCAGGAATCTCTATTATAGCATAGCCCTCAAAATCATATTCGACTTTTCTTGTATAAATTTTATTCATTTTCTTTCAATATTTTCTGAACGTCTTTGTAGCATTTCCCACAATTACAGCAAAGTTGTAATTTATGGAATTCTCTGACAGACTTAATCTTATTACACTTAATAAGACTTCTCATTTTGGATTCATTTAGATTAGAACAAACGCAAATAATCATAAACGACTATTCAGAATATCCCATACTTTCTTGATAACTTTCGAACTCTTGATCTGAAACTCTACAAACATCACCATCTTCATCAACATATAAAACGCCTGCGTCCTCAAGAGAATATATGGCATTATCCCAACCTTTTTTCAAACCCCTATTATAGACATAATATCCATAAACCCCACCAGCAACACAAAGAGCAATAAAAAACTTAATTTCTTCCCAACTAATTTCTATTGTAACCATATTAGTCTCCTGGTTTATAAACTTCCTTAATATTTATTGTAGGTTGCTTATTGTACTGTTTACGAAAATGTTTAATGATATATTCTAATACCGGAAAATCTACCCCGACAGATTTACAAATATAATAATCGTCAAACCCTGCTTGGACCAGTTGATCAACATCGTCAGAAATTGGCTTTAGAATTCCCATATTACCTCAATTTTGAAATTTCTAGTTTAACGTCTTCGATTGAAATATTATCAGTAGATACGGAATGTTCCGCATCAAGAATCATTTCTACCTTCGTTACTGTAGATTGTTTACCAATTTGGTAAGCAACCCAAGAATTAGCAAATATAAAAACTAACAGTAAAAAACCTTTCAATAAAGAATCAGTTTGTTGCATATTTTGCTCCTGTATATTGGGCTTTGATAGATCTTTCTATCGGATTAGAAGGAATTCCATCTCTATGAGCCGATTCTACAGCAACTTTAGCATGATCTTCAGAGATAAACCATCCAATGAAAAGGTTATCTACCATTGCTTTATACTTATCGCCATATAAAACAATAGAACCTAGAATTCTACCGGCAGGGTCGTGATAATATCCGTTGGTCCAAGAATCCATAAACGTCTCCGATTATTGTAAGAAATATTATTATAAACTTGGAATGTGAAAAAGTAAAGTCGGATTTTCGTTGGAAGTCTAGGGTAATCCGCAACCTAGTTCACACATCCCAAGGCGCGAGAGGTGTGGTTATAATAAACTATTTATTCTTTTAATAGTATCTTTCCAGGATAGGTGATGAATACCAATTCCACCCATACTGTTCCAATTATCAATAGTAGATTTGGTATCATCTATCAAAATTCTTCCCGGTTTTGAATAATAATGCTTATACTTTTTTCCTGGAACGAATACCGGATGAAATGGTACATTATATTTCTTCAACCAAAACCCCTTTTGTGCTGACAATTCTTTTATGTATTCTTCTTTTGCGGTCGAAGTAAGAATACAAATAGGAATCTTGTGTTGTTTATGGACACCCTTTAGATACTCCAAGCCTTCTTTAAAATCCGGCATAGGTTCTAGAACAGCAAATTGTTTGTTTTCAATAAAATCATGAAATCGCTTTTTATGAAGTTTTTTACGTTTTGTATTAGAAGGATTATAATCTTCTTCCGGGTCCGCTTTATAGAGTTGAGCGTATCTTTTCTTGAAATCAGAAAGTACGCCATCTTGGTCAACAAAAATTTCACTTATCATTTTTGAGTAATTTTGATATTTTAAATAGATTTAATTCTGCGTAACTTAATTTCGATCTAAGTTCGCCATTAATAACAGTTCCACGGGAATCAAGAACTTGAGTTATTTGCTTGAGCAGACATTCCGTAAGAATTATCATTTCTTCTTTTTCAAAGGATTTCATATATTCACACGTAAAAAAGGAGGGATATTTGGTAATAAGGAATCCCTCCTGAACCTCACCTAACTCAAGCGGCTAGGGCAAATTTTGAATCATTTGCAATTATTGTATTTACTTCTTTGACCGGGATATCCCAATCCTAACGACTTCAGTATTGCCGAGCGCATATAAACTATTTACTACCACGTCGAAACTGATCTTCCCCATCAAAAGCATACTATTCATTAGCTCTTACTAGATATAAACTTGATCAGTTATTATATCGTTCGCTTTCTCGGTTATAGTAACCTTCCTAGTATGCTTTTGGTGGAGAAGGCGGGAATCGCACCCGCGTCCGCAATAACTTTCGTTTATATGTTTACGCTGTTATAAACTTTCAACAATTAAACCAAACAAATATGCGACGGACCCAATCATACCAAGAAAAAATATCAAAAGAATAGTTAATAATACATTTTTTGTTAAATCTTCTAGCATAATTGAGTCCCCGCAATAGTTTATATTAAACTATTTATATCAATTACCTTTTCGGAAGGCTCTATCAACTTTTGCTTCAAGTTCGCTCAGGCGAGCATCTTGAGTCGCATTCTTTTCAGCCATTGCAGTATGATCCGCTTCAACCGCACGCATATGATCTGTGAGTTGCTCTTGAACCGAAGGAGTAGTTGCCTTTGCTGCACAACCTACAAACATACCCATACTTAGCATTAGAATTACAAACTTCATAATATTACCTCATTTACAGCTTAACAAAACATCACCATTATTGGTGAATTTGGGTTGGAGTATCGTCTCGTGTTTAAGATCAATATTGATCTCCTATCCTCCGATTTAATCTTGCTCCGCAACGACAAGAATTCTAAGCGAATCTTTTGATAGGATGGCATTTCCCCTTGACGATTAGGGTTTGCGGTTTCTTTCCCTCACACTCCAATAATCTTAATGAATCCATTCTTCTCTTACAAATTCTACTGTTCCTCTTTGAATCAGTTCGTTTAATATATCCAACTTCTCGTATTCCTCAAGCGCAGTACTTTCTAATAATTGCCTAAGTTCTTTATCCGAAAGATTCTTGTATCCTATCATTATTATTTTCCAATATATTACCAAACAATGTATGTAATTTATTTATAGAATTCTCTGAAACTAACCAGACATACCTTATATTAGAAGAATACTCCAGAAAATCCCATGCATCTTTGAATTCTTGAAATTCTCCAATATATTCAACGTCGTTCATAGGAGTCAAAACATAATACTTTTTCATGTGAAGAATATAAATTTAACACAAGCTGCAATGATTACGATTCTATATATCAATTCTATAATAGCATCAAATAAATGCCCATAGAATTCGTAATCACTCATTCTCATGTTTAGGTTTCATTGGAAGTTTTAATCCATGTTGAGCAAAATCCATAAAAGATTGTAAATCTGTTACATTATATTCAACACCATCTACTGAACAATTCGGAACACTACCATCATTAAAAAAACAAGGAAGCTCGTACAAATACCAAGTGAGCCATCCGTATAAATCTTCTCCAAGAAGTTTGGTCAGGAGGAATTGGTTTTGGAAATAAAGAGAATCGGTATACTTATTTTCGTTTATAAACTCGCACAAAGAAGTATCGACTTCTCTTAAAGAAGACAGATATTTTTCTGATTCCTTGTGATAATTTTCAATATTAGTTACAATTTCTTTAAAATCTTCAAGATAAACTGTCATAATACTCTCCTATAAATCCCTATCTTTCATTGCAGAATGAATAAAAACGCAAGCAAGTATCAAAGCAATTACATATATCGCTATGCCAAATTGGATTAAAGTAACCAAGATAACACCATATAAAACAATAAACCGCCAATAACAAGCCACTGACCCCAAACAAAAGTACCAATTTCCTCTCTAATTTCGCCAGAGTTAATTGCTACAAAAATACAAACGAAAAAAATTAGAAACCACATAACAATTCTCAAAAATCAAAACATTCCTTAGGAATAAAGGCGTAATATTTGTTGGTAATTTCGTCGTCGAAAATCTTTACCTTTTCTGCAAAAAGAGATCCGTTGTTTAAAATGATATTTCTACGGCGGCAGAAAATTTCTGTTCTCAACCTACTCGCTTTCTTACCACCCTCATAGAACTTACGATAAGCATATTTTCGCATTTGGGTTTGAATATCCTTCTTTGGATTAAAGGTTACTATATCGAAAATTTCATATCGTGTACCACTAGTACCGGGAGTGGAATTTTGACCATGAAGAACAATAAACTTACACATAACATCCTCTTATCGTTGATTAGAATTATATTCTACCGTTGAAAATTAAAAAAGTAAAGTCCAACCAGATTTATGATCGCAATTCTTCACCCAAATATCTCTCCCTTTTGTATTACAAACAACAAATCCCTCGCGCTCAAACTTTCTCGTCCTTTCTTCTCCGAAATAATAAAAAATAAAAAATGTAATAATCAAGAGAATGTAAAACCTTACGAGGAATTTATCTTTCATACCTACTCTCCATAAAGAAGCATATAAACGTCCGAAGCAACGTCATGTTTAGGGTTATGTTTCCAAACGAGATTTTCAAAATCAAACCCTGGAATTTTACAATATCCTCCTCGAGAAGTTTCTTTAAGAATATCTATTGCAGTCCTAAAGTCCCGCCAAGAAGAATACCTAAACAAAGGTTCCTCTTTTAAAGAATATTTACAAAGGTGATCGCTAATGTATTGGTCAAAAGAACCTCTGATAAAAACAACACTTTCAGAATTGTTTGTTTTATCTTTTATGTAGGATTTAAGAACATCTATCCCTTCTTTAGCAGACAAATCAGAATCAGAAGGTTTGAATGAAATATCTCTAGTCAATTTTGGAACTTTGGTATTCCACCAATCCATGGTATCTTTGGATACTGTTCTTTTATATTTCTGAATTTGTTCTTTGACGTCAAACTTTACAAGCAAAGTATTTTCTACCAGGTCTTCATAAGAATATTTCTCGGTTTCATCAAACCAAAGTATTGCCGCAGATAATACTACGGCAGTTTCTCTGGTATCCAAAGTTTCAATGTCGAACGCAAAAATAATACACCCCCAAAATAATTATATATAAAACAAAAAAGGACTTTTCAATAACAATTTGATTCATAATTATCCTCAAGAAATGAAGTCAATGAATTTTTTCAGGAATATTCTGGTATTCACTCTATTACTCATAACTTTATGAAACTCTTTTGACATAGTTGTAACAGTTTTACTATCAAAACCATCTGATAATGATTCTTCTTTATTCAATAGATTACCCTTAACAAAATAGAATTTATCAAACTCAGACGGAACTTCAATACAATTATCTCTATTAAATTCCCTAACTTTTGATGCTCCATCTGCACCAAAACCAAAATAAGAATAAACATTACGTTTTAGTTCTTTGGCGCTTGCTAACCTAAAGGCAAACATTCTAAAGTTAGAAATTTGTTTTGTAAACTTAACACAAGCATTAGTTTCTTGAATTCTGTTTCTCGGTTTAATCAACAAGGTTTCTTTAGTTTGTTTGTCTCTAAAATAGATATTTAAAAATTCTGTTTCTATTGTATAATTGCGAGCATATCCATTCTGATTAACATAAAAACAAATACCATGAGATTCGCCATCTGTAAGGTAAATACTATTTACAATCTGTACTTTAGTCCTAGTTTGGAACTCTTCAACAACTTTCTTTGATAGAAAAATAGAATGATTCAATGGAGTATTACCAAGACTAAACCATTCTGGAGGATATACCTTTGGACCATGCGCACCTTCATAATGACCAAAACTGTATCCATCAAAATTCAAAAGACAATTACTAGCATATACAAATTCTGAATTAGACATTCTGGAAGAAAATACATTATACAACATTACTGGTTGCAAAATCAGTTCTTTTTCTTTGAATTTTTTATTCCTATTTGGATAATTAGTAGAAAACGCATACACTTCAAATGGAATATTTTGTTTTCTACAAAATATAAGCATAGTCAGCAATTGCTTAATGGTATCTTTCATCCAATCAACCATTGAACCAGACCAATCCAAAAAGAATACAAGTCCGTGACTTTGAGACTTTGGAATTGAAGTAGACCGTTTAAAGATATCTTCTGAAATCTTATATGAATACAATTTATTAAGATGAATATCTCCTGTTTTGGATACTTTTGCTTTCTTTCTGCCTTTGGCGTTCTTTTTAAGATTAAATTCTTTAATCAAATAAGACACTACAGTAGAATTTTCAACTTTAAACTTATTATACGCCGTTTGATCTAATACAAACGGCATTTGTTTTCTATTATACCAGTCGCTATAATAAGCTGTAGAGAAATAATTAGAAAGTTTTTTATACAAGACTTTATAATCTTCTACATATTCTGATATTTTAATATCAGGAATATCTACATATACAGAATCTTTACTAGATTCAGAATATAATTCCTCTTTTCTAATTTCTGCTTCTTCTTGAGTAAATGATTTTAGGTTACTCTGAATAAATTCTTCCAAAGAGCCTAATTCATCACCACCAATAGAATTAGGTAATGTGCTATTATAGTTTCCAGAATCACTAGATTCTGAGTCTTGTTCACCCTCTTCTGTTTCTCCAGATAGCGGGGCGATATTGTTAGTTATGGAATCAAAAGGTTCATAATCACCATAAGAAGGTTTGTTTTCACCCAAACCGTCTGATTCTTCTTCATATCTTTTTTCTAATTGTTCTTTAATATAATTTTGAATTTCCAAAGAAACATTAATAGTTTCTTCAAAGGTTTCTGTAGTTTCTACTTTATTCAGAAGGACTTTTTCTTCATCGTTGAATTCGATAAAAGAAAGGAATCCAATTTTACAGTAAAGGTTGATTTTATCAATCAAATTGAGCGAAGACAAGTCGTCTACTTTAGACAAACCAAAGAAATCAGAATTGGATAATTCTTTATATGCACGATAATAAATTGAACGCAAACCAGGATATTTCCGTTTAACCAACCTTTCAATACGACTATCTTCTACAACATTAACGATTGTATGATTTAAAGATTTTTTTCTACAAATTTCAACCCAATCAACAGGCGAATTGATACTATGACCAACCTCATGCGACAACATCAGGTCAAGGCAGTCTGTAGACAGGTCATCCTTAAACTTAGGCACAACAAGAAGTCTATTTTTGGTATCAAAAAACGCGCTTCTAACGCCAGACCTCTGCTCAACAAGTAGGTTCTCTTCAGACATCAAGCGAGCAAGGTTGGATTTGGATTCTGTAAGGTTCATAATCTTCCTCAAATTTACGTTACGAAATAATCATAGCTCACAACAAGAAAAAAGTAAAGTGAAAAATAAAGCTTTACTTTTTATTTTTTTAAAAATAGAATGAGTATGTACCCCGGTTGAACTATAGAATTTAGATAAATATTCTATTTTAGAAGTTCTTATAAATGTTAACTTATTCCATTCGTCATATTGATTTGAGCGATCAAGCATTTGTTGATGAATTTATTGCTTCTTTACATAAGGAGTTTTTTCGTTCTGATATTTTCGAAGCATCTACGCCTTTATCAATTCCTAATCATTATCATTTAGATCATGAGAGCAGGTTTATTCTAGAAGGAAATGCAACATTTATAATTGATGGTAATGTTTTTAATTGTTCTCCGGGAGATTATATTCAAATAGGACCAAAAGTGATCCATAAGTTTGAATATGACGGGGAATCTCCATTGAAGGTGATCAGATTTTTTTCTGAAGGAAATGTTTGGGAATCTTATTACGTTTAGGAGAATAACATGTTACCCGTTTTAATTATCGCTACATCGGTAGTATTTCTCATATTAATGGGAATATTAATGTTAACATTTTTTATCCCGTTTGTCAATAATATACTAGAAGAATTATTTAAAGGCGAATTTGCAGTATCCGTAATTGAAATGTTTTTGGTTGTATTTATATTCTTGACAATTATATTTGGCGGATTTGCTTTGTTAGTTAGTTTATTATAAATAATTCTATTTGGAGAATAATGTCATGACAGAATTAAACAGATTAAAAAGTGCATTAGGCAGTAAAGAAAACCTCGACGAAATTTCTAATTCTGTTAAATCTTCTTATGTCAAAAAAGCGATCAATAAAAACATAGAAGATTCAGGAAATCTTATCAAGAAAGGTAAGGATATGTCTAATAAAGAATATGCTGATGCAAATCAAAAACTTGATAAAAGAGATAAGAATATTAAAAAGGTAATTTCAAAATTGAGTAAGCCAGTACAAGAATCCAAAGACCCAAAAGAATACGATTATGAGGGTGAAATGGCGAAGAATGATCTGCATATCATTACGATGCACGCAGAAAGAATTGCTGAACTGTTGGATGATAACACTAATATGCCAGAATGGGTTCAATCAAAACTAACTCTAGCAAAAGATTATATGCAGACCATTTCTGATTATCTTTGTGCAGAAATGAGAGAAGATATGGATGAGGCTTGCTGGAAAGGTTATGTGCAATTAGGTATGAAAGAAAAAGGTGGTAAAACGGTTCCAAATTGTATTCCTACAAGTAAGGTTCCAAGAAAAGCTAAGATTAAGTCTGAAGATGTAAGCGAATCGTCTGATAAAACGCTTGTAAAAAAACGTATGCCAAAATGGTAGTGTAGTTGATATTTTTTTAACAAAAAAAGCGGAGTAAATCCCCGCTTTACTTTTTTGAAGTCTTGCGCTAGACTATAGTCTCTATTAAATTTTTGAGATTTTTATCATGTTTACAGAAGCAGAAAAGTCGTTCGTTTCTATTATTGAATCCAAGTTCGGTAAAGATTATGTAATTTCTCGTAAAGAAATTGACGAACTTTATTCAGAAAACAAACCCAATGTTTCTTATCCTTATTGGTTAACCAAAGAACCGTATAAGGTTGCTTGGGGTAAGTTTAAAGTTCCTTCTACTGATGATATCGCCGAAGTTATTATGCCAAACCTAAATCCAGTAATTGAAAATGTAGTACCAATGAAAAAACAAGTTCATGAAATGAAAGATTCTACTTCTTTAATACCTCAAAAAGATCCCAATTTTGAAAAGTTCGGTTTCTATACAGACCTGAAGAATATTATTAAATCAAAAAAGTTCTTTCCTATCTTTATTTCTGGACTTTCTGGTATTGGGAAAACTTTCTTGGTTGAACAAATTTGTGCAGAACTAAAGCGTGAATGTGTTCGTGTAAATTTCTCTGTTGAAACTGATTCCGTAGACTTAATTGGCGGACCAAGTTTGGTTGATGGTAATATTGTTTATAATGATGGTCCCGTTATTGAATGTTTAGAAAACGGATATGTATTACTGCTTGACGAAATCGATCGTTCAAATCCAAATAATATTCTTATTTTGAATGGTATTCTTGAAGGTAGAGGATTTTATAATCCAAAAACCAAAAAGTTCATTCAAGCGAAAGAAGGTTTCAATGTAATTGTTACAGCCAACTCAAAAGGCTATGGAGACGAAACTGGTAAATTCTTATCTCAGATTCTTGATTCTGCTTTTCTTGAACGGTTCGTTATTACTCTGGAACAACCTTTTCCTACTGAAAAAGTAGAAACAAAAATTCTCTCACATCATTTAGAAGATTCTGACTTTATTGATAAGTTGGTACGTTGGGCGAATGTTATTCGTAAGACTTATCAGAACGGTGGTGTTGATGAAATTATTTCAACCAGACGTTTGGTACATATTGCAGAAACGTATAACATATTTAAGAATAAATTGAAGGCGATTGAACTGTGCTGTTCAAGGTATGAAACCCATGTCAAAGAAAGTTTTTTGGATCTGTATACAAAAATAGATTCTGGAGTGAGTTTTGACGCTGACGGTAATGTTGTTGGTGAAGAAAAAATTCACCCAATGCCAGATGATATAGCTTTTTAATTTGATTAAACCCCTCGGAATTATAAATACTTAAAAATTATATTTTCCGAGGAGTTTATGTTAAGATTTATTCAATACCTAGAAGAGAAAAAATCTTCTTATGAAGACAAAAAAGATACTGTAAATATAAGTGATATTAGGGGTAAAATGCACGAAAACCTAGTTCATCATATATTGAA